GTTCTATAACCGACTCATGTTTGCTTTTTATAAGATCCTCTATAAACTTGTTTGTTATATCGTCTTGCTGATCTTTGTTATTCTTTTCAGATTTATAACAAATTCTTCCGGCTTGTTCTACCAAGCTTAAATTAGAAGGACAAGACAAAATTTCATAATATGGCTTAATTAGATACATCTTCTACATCTATTTCAGACATTTCAATATAGTGATCTTCTGGATTAGATCCTTCGGGAAACAGCCTTCTTAAATAATCTTTTCCTCCGTCTACTGATACTTTTCCGCAAGAACAAGATTTAAAATTATGGCGATGAACACTTTCTATAATATCGTTACAATGTCGACATTGAATTTTATTTGAATTTATTGTTATTTCGTTTGGCATATCTTATAACACTGATTACAAAGAGTCTGAAACCAGCCAGAAAAATTTCTTTTTATCCCTGATACACCGCAAACTTCGCAAGTCTTTTCAGATTGTTCTTCTGCATTATCAATTAAATTGTAAACAGTATCATCTGCCGAAACAACATAAAACCTAAGCGATGCATATTTCTCCTTCACTTGAAGAGCTTTAGGAATACTAATATTGTTTATTTTACAATGTTCCATTATCTTTGAGCAAAGATTATTTATAACTTCAAACCAGCCGTCAGAACACTCAAACCCAAAAGCCATAAGATTCTGAGTTATGGGTTCATCTTTACCGGCAAAAATTTCTGGATAAGTATTAAAAAGATATTGTGTTTTTTCATTCGTCATATGACTATTATATAACAGAACTAAATAAAAATCAACTTTGTCTGGTGGCTTGTGGAGGCTCTATTTTTATTTTTTCAAATGGAAAACTTAGTGGATCCCACTTTTTCTTTTCAACATGATAGTGGCCACAAACGCCTTCCCACTCTAAAGAAGATATGCAGGTTTCATAAAGTTTAGAAGGAATTATTTTTTTAATATTATATGTGTCACAAAGATAATCTATCAATCTAAGTGTTTGAGAAATTTGTTTATCATAAAATCCAAAAAAGTTTGTGTATTTGGCACCATTCAGTTTCATTGAAGCAATAATTGGGCGATCGCCCCAATTATCTTTATAGTGCTTTTTTGTTTTATCGTTTATAGGCTGAACTATATTGCAAATATCAACCCCAATAGAAGTCCCATTCCACATTCCCGCATGATAAGCAACCAACAAAGGATTCAGCATTTGATAAATTGTTCCGTCGTTATCAACAGTAAAGTGTGTTGAAAGCCCTCTGTTCAATAAAATCTTATAAGTATCTGCCGCATCAATGATTTTATCACCAGTTACATCTACGCCGACATCCCAATGAAGAATAATCCTTTTGATGGGTTGAGTTCTTTTTCTATAATTTTTTGTGAAGGCGTAAGTTGTTGTGTCTATTGGAAGCATAAAAATTTATAGTGACACTAGTTCAACCGATACTTTATTGTAATGGGGATATTCAGATTTTAAAAAGTCAAGAATTTTTTCTTCAGCTTTTAATGCATCAGCATTATTTAAAAATTCAAATTCCAAATCTCTAAGCCCTAAACTTCCGCCTGAACCAATAAGTTCCCCATTAAAATCTTGAATTAGTTCTTCAAGGTCTTCTCCTAATTCAAGCCCAAAATAACGAAAGGGATAACTAATATAAATTCTTTTCATTTATAAGGTGTTGAGTTTCAATATGGTTCATTTCTAAAGCGTGATATCTTATTTTTACAAGCTTCAATCAATTCTTCCTTCAAATAAAGTTTCTTTTATGATTTCAGTCACCATTTTTTGAATGTTATTATTCTCCACTAATTCTACACTTTTAATAAATATTTCCTGACTGCCTGGAACATTTAAGAATTTTTTAATAGCTTCTTGAGATGTTGAAGCCGATACAACTGTTACTTCTTCGGGAACATACTCATATTCTCCATCTATAATTGGATACGCTCTATTTTCGAATTCAATTCGCCATTTAACAATTTTGTTTGACATATTATCTACTTCTTATTAAATATTTCATTTCTTGACTGTCCATTATTTTTTCTGCTGTCTCATCTACAAAAATTTTTTTGCTAAATAAACTCTCAATTTGCTTGTCGACACCACTTTGAACAATTTTATATATTTGACTTAAAACTTCTGGTGAGTCTCCCTGATACATATATGATACTCTATAAAAAACTTTATCTAAAAATTCATTGAATTTTAGTTCGTCAACTTTTTCTAGCCTTATCATTATCCTTTGTCCATAAAATATCCCGCTCCCTCTATTCCCCTGCTTTGAATATCGGACGATATATCTTCTATAACTCCGTCTTCTACCATTTCATCAAAAATATTCTTAGCAACATCTTCTCCTTGAAACAGTTCTTCAAGAAAAAGAGCCAAATAAGCATCGACGCCTTCTTGAGCAAGTTCCGTTATTTGTCTATGCACCCTGGGATTGTCGCCCTCATAAACTGCTTCTGCTACGAGCTCAGAAACTTCGTCTACAAGCATTGCTAAAAGTTTTTCAACCATTTTTAATTTTATCATTTTATTTTACCTCAAAATATTTTTCAAGTTGCCCTCTTGGCAAAAATTTCTTTTTATCTAAATAGTCATATAATTCTTGTTCAACAAAAAGTTTGTTGAAGTTTAGTGTGCTATATTCAAAAAAGAAGTTTAATATTCTTTTTGCAAACATTGTTTCATTTAAATCAAAAAGTTCAATAATATTATCAAACTCTGTTTTTGTTAAAGCTTCTTTAGGATTTTTTGCAAGCCATTTAATTAATCTTTCTGCTTCTATTTTAGTATAATCAATTTGGCCACTTGGTAATAGATATTTAGGATCTTTTTCATCTTTTTGTTTAAATGTAGAAGTCGTAAATGGCTTTATGTGTTTTTCTCTTTCCCACCTTTTTGTTCTGTCAATGTCTTTTCTAATAGCGGCATAATCTTCTCTATCAAATTCTTTAAGAACAAGTTTAACACTTTCTTTAACAATTTTTTGAATATTGTTTTCTTCAAGATTATTTAATTTACTGCCAAAGATTCTCTGAATCTCTTTTGTAGTTTTAGTTGAATCTTCGAATAAAGAACTAATATATTTTTCAACAAGACCCTCTGCCTGAAGCGCTGCCGAAGTCATTGACATATTTTTATGGGCTACTTGAATTATTTTTGTGAGTTGTTGAATAACATTATGATATCCGTCTTTTGCTTCTCTTGAAATTAAACTATAATAAAGTTCAAGCATTTAAAATTTTCTCCATTACTGCTTATTTAAATAGTCAAAAAAAAATGATAAATCATTTTTTATAGCAGTTCCAGTTCAGCAGAACTGTATCCATCCTCAAACCCTTCTTCATAAGCTCTTTTAATTTTTTCATAAACGTATTTATCCATAGCTATTTTTAATTTACCAAAATCAAACATATCATCCTCATGCTGTCGCTCGCTATCTATTTCTATTGCAGTGTCTTCTATAATCTCAAGCAATTCACGAGCAAGTTTTATAATTTCTGGTTTTATTTTTGGTCTTGTCATTTTGTTAGCCTCTTCATTCTAGCTATATTATATAGGAAAACAACTACTTTTTTAAGATCCTCGAAAATATATTTGGTTTCTTTAATTATATTTTTTAATTCCATGGCGTAAACCAGAAGCCGTTATAATGAATATATTGCCCAGAAGGAGAAACAAGTTCCCTTGCATTTGAATTGTCTCCCCTAATTTATTGCCTCACTCCACTGAAAGATAACTTTAGTTTCGCTTGTTAATAACTCTTTTCCATTTATAAATACAACTCTGTGGGCTTTGTCTGGCTTGTCGAATCGCTTGAAAAGAATAATATAATTGTTATGATTTGGTTTTTGATTAGAGACAGTTACATAATTGTATTGTGCTTTATTAAAGTCAATATATCCCTCATTGTAATTAAACGTTGTCTTTAAAGAATTAGGCTTAATATAGTATTTGATTTCTTCTTCAATGTTAATTATTTCGATAAGGCCATTGATTGATGGAATATTTTCAAACCAAATAACTCTGTCTTGAGAATCGAATAAAAAGTTTAGAGGTGAAGTTATTAAATACAGCATCTATGATAAATAGAAATATTAATTTAATTAATTAAATTTTGTATAAACTGAATATTAGAATATATAGATAGCTTATGTTTTGAACTCAAATCTGTAAGCAGATTAAAATTTACCGGTTTAACAAACTTTTGATAACCATAATTTTTTTCAAAATATTCAGTGCCCAAAATAAGATTATTTAATCCGGCCCAAACAGGTAATGAACTATCCCAACTATAGATATTATTTACCATATTTAAAAGTATGGGAATTTCATGATATGATAATAACCCCAGAATATGATGTTTTTTATCATGTGCATAAATATTCTTATTTAGTAATTCAGCGATTAAATTTATTCTTGACATTGAAGAAGTTAATATTTCTTTTTCAATTTGTTCTTTATAAAGCTCAGTTGTAGCAACATTAGGTATGCCTATAAAATCAATATTTTTTATTTGAGATGCTAAGCAATAACATTTTATCCACCCCTCTTTATCATTATAAGGGCTTTGAGGAACAAACATAATATCAAATTTTTTATAACCAAATTTTTTACACATTGCATCATAAAAATCAAAAAAAGCTTGATAAGTTTTTCTCCAATTATCATTTCGATAATCTGGAGATACAACACAACTCACATTTAGTTCTTGGGCTAGATCTAAATATTCATCAACTTCCATTGGATAACCATTTTCAAACGTTCCGTTATCTAAAATTAAATAATCAGTTGAGCTTTTTGATAAATAATAATTTTTATAAACAGAATTTTGTTTAACTATAGGAGCTAAAAGTAAATGATGTGAAAAATTATTAAGTAATTGTAAACAATTTTGGGGGGCAATATAACAAAAGTTCATTTCTTTTCGCTCTTAATAATAATATTATATTATATATTATAATAATAATTAAATTTTGTTCATAATTATTACCATTTATATTAACAATTATCGGATGTAGCCCACATCTCTCTATTCCATTGGCCAAGGCCTTTGGAAATACTTTTTTAATATTTAAATATATATTTATTATTCTTGAGCTTCTGTTTGAAAATGAGCTTCTTCTTGAACTAGCATTGTTTCTTCAAGAACTGCAGGCTCATCTTGAACTTCTTCTTGAACAACTACCTTTTTACAAACAGTTGTAGTAAGACTGAAAATTAAAATTGAAATAACTAAAGCAAAAAATAAAATAAGTTTTTTCATATTATCTCCTATTGATAAAAGAATTTATTTATTATATATTATATTAAATTAATAATTAAATTTTTAATTATATATATTATTATATATATTATAATAATAATTAATTATATATATTAAAGTTTAACCAGTATAGATATACACAGGAACATTCTTGAACTGTTCTTGAAGTGTATTCGCTTTAGCTGCTTCACGTTCAGCTATTTTATCATAAGTTAGTTCTTCTAATAATAATTTTAATTCTTCTCTTAACCTATCTTGATTTTCTCTTGAGTTACTAATTAAATCATTATAATCCAATGTTAAATCTGAATTAGGAATTGGAATCGTTTGGAACTTTCCTCTAACTCTTCCGAGAATTTCTCTTGAAAGCTCAACTGTAAATTTTCTGATCCACTGTCTTGAATTTTCATTTAAAGTTGAATAGGCCAAAAACTTAAAAGGCACATTGGCCAAGCCCGTAATTACCTTTGCTAAGTCTGTATTTTGAGATGAAATTGGCGCAATATTATAAGAGAAAAACATCTTTTGAACAGATTGTGGAACGGGATATACTGTAATATAATCGCCGTTAATAATATAAGAATAATGGCTCCTTCTAACCTTAGCGGCTAAAGTTAGTTGTTGGGCTCTTAATACATCTTCCCAAACAGGCAATAAGAAGAATATTGTTTCTGGGGTAAATGATTCAAATCTGAATTGGTTGTTCAAATAGTTTAGCATAGAAGATGTATCAAAAAACCTATATGCTGATACTGGAGAAAAATGAAATATTTCTTTAATTTCAACATATGTTCCTGAAACCAAAGGTATATCTTCGTTGTTAATATATTCACGAATATCATATCTTTGAACTCCAAGTTTTAAATCTATATTGCTATATTTAAGATTTGTGTCACCTCCAACGCCACCTTCTCTTGAAAAAGTTAAAGATTGTAATTTTGCTAAGTCCATAGAAAGCTTCGGTAATTTTTCTTCAAAAGATACATTACTCCCAGATACGATGTCCAAAGGCATTCCAATTAAAGAATTGATAATAGACTTAGTTTGATAATTTGAAGACAGTGTACAAAATTCCATATATGATTCTTGAAAGCTTGTATAAACATCTTTATAGTCTAACTCAACGGAAAGATTATTAGAGCCAAGTTTAAACGCAACAAATTTAACAATTTTTGGTGCTTCTGCAACAAAATATTCATCATCTAATCCGTATTCAAAAGGTACATCCGAGCCTGTCAAAGCTGGAATATTAGCTATATTAAGTTTGCTCATGTATTAAATAGTTTAAGGTTTGAGAAAAAATAAATTATAATATATTTTAGGAGATAAAATATGAAAAAAGAGTCTACAGCAGTTGTAGTTTTGAGCGGGGGCCAAGACTCAACTACTTGTTTATTTTGGGCAAAAAAGGAATATGAAAAAGTTTGTGCTCTTACTTTTGATTATGGGCAAAAGCATAGATGCGAGCTTGAATCAGCAAAAAAAATAGCAGAAATAGCAAAAGTGCCTCATCAAATTTTTGAGTTACAAATTCTTAAAGATTTGAAAGGGGGAGGACTATCTGGAATGGATATAAATGTTTCGCAAGCACATCCAAATGCTCCTGAACTTCCTGCTTCTTTTGTTCCGGGCAGAAATATTTTATTTTTAACACTTGCTGCATCATATGGTTTTAATCTTGTTCCGCAATCTAGTATTATTGTAACTGGAACTTGCCAAACAGATTTTTCTGGATATCCTGATTGTCGAAGAGAATTTATTGATCATTTAGAAAATACTTTAGCACTTGGACTTTATAGTGGAAAAAAGGCTGTTAAAATACTAACACCCTTAATGTTTCTAACCAAAGCTGAAGGTGTTTTGTTGGCGTGCAAGTTAGGATCTAAATGTTGGGAAGCATTAAAATATAGCCACACTTGTTATAATGGTAAAATTCCGCCTTGTAATGATTGCCCGGCTTGTAAAATTAGGGCAAAAGGTTTCGAAAAAGCGGGAATGTTAGATCCAATTTATAACCGTTAAAATAATTATATATAGTTTAATTGCCTATATATAATCATGACTGATCAACATCCTAATTTGTTTATCGACGAACAAGAAATTGCTTTGTTCAATGAAATAAATTTTGAATTAATAGAAACTGTAGTCGGCCAATATATAATTTATTATCCCGTTGATGTTGAAAGAACTCAAATAAATATTTATGGTGAATCAACAAAAAAAGTTTTTAAAGACTCATTTGAAATCAGAGCTTTGGTATTATATGAAGAGCCAGAAGTAACGACTACTCAATTTGGCCAAGACACAATTTATTCTATAGAAATTTATCTTCACAAATATACAATTAATCAAATAAAAGATTTTAAACCTTCTGAAGGCGATTATGTAAAATTTGGAGATGTATATTATGAAATTACAGGAATAAACGAACCACAATTAATTTACGGAGATCCTTTAAACAGAATTATGACAAAATGTACTTGCAAGGTTGCAAGACAAGATGAAATATTAGCAATTGAAAAGAAAAATTAAACTATGATTTATGAATTAATAAAAACTATAATTTTAGAGGTATTAAACGAAAATCAAAACTTTAAGTTTGATGATTTAATAACGATTAAAAAAAATGCTGAAGTTATAAATTCGGTAACAAATAAACCAGTACCTCAAAAAATTGTTGATGATGGAAAGCTATGGGCGGTTGATTTTTATGAAGAAGAAAGCGGAATGTTAAATATAAACCGCGTTTTAGATCCATATCCAGGGGCTTATTGTTCTTGGATTCATGAAGATGATGTTGAAAAATTAGTGAAAAGAAAATAATGGAAGAACAAATAAGCAATATTAATATTGAGATAATAGATGAAGCAGTCGTAAGAAAGCTTGAAGAATTTCAATTGCCCAATGTACGTATTCCTGTAATGCTTTTTCCCAGAGAAAGATGGACACTCGGTAAATTTTCTCAAGGAATTAGAGATGAAAAAGGAACACTTATATTACCAATAATATCTGTTATTAGGCCTGACATAACTCGAGCGCCAGAAGAATCGTTTTGGGGCTTTGAATCATCTGAATTACAAATAGCAAAAAAAGTTATTGGTTCAAAAAGGGGAACTCCAATATTTGAAGTAAAAACAACACCTTTTCCGAAGTTTTTGACACTTGAATATGAAATTACTTTATGGACTTCTTCTATGGAAGAAATGAATTATTTATTAGAGCAAGTGATTAAGTCTCTAAAATTTAAGCAACAACTTATATTAACTTTAAAACAAGGTGGAACTTTAACGGGATTTATAAATGAGGGCTTTATGTCAAAGTCTAATTTTGATGATTATACAAATGAAAAAAGGATTATTAAAAATTCATTTAATTTAAGAGTTCCGGCATTACTAATAGATTCAAAAAAAACTAATACCTATTATTCTGTTACAGATATCAAATTTATAAACGAAATTAAAAGCAAACCCAATTTTTAATTTTTGAAAAAAAATAACTAATTATATGTGACTATGTTAATGACATTTTAATTTGTGAGGAAAAAACATTATGTTTAATACAATTTCGCCAGGAATTTTTATAAAAGAAATTGATCAATCATTTTTTCAAGCTGCTGCCTTGGCTGCTGGAAACTGTTTGATCGGACCAACAAATAAAGGCCCGGCATTTTTGCCCATAACAGTTCAAAATCAAACACAGTTTGAACAAATTTTTGGAACCTTTGAAGCTGATAAATATTTATTACCAAAGGCAGCAGAATTAATTTTAAAGAATAGTGATTCGCTTACTGTCGTTAGAACACTCGGAAGTATAGATTCCGACGTCGATGAGAATTTGACTGCGGGATTTGTTTTAGAAAAGGCAACATTTTTATCAATAGTAAGTGGAAGTGTTAATCATATTATGGCGGTTCTTTGGCATGATGATGCTGTTTCTTTTTCTGCTTCGGCAGACGTTTTAACAAGTTTTACGGGAGCAGCTTCAACTTTTGATTTAACAATCACTGGCGGAGTTGAAACCGTTGAAACTTTAGAAGTATCTTTTAATCCTTCTTCACAATTTTTTATTTCTAAGATTCTTAATACAGATTTGTCAAAGTTTAGAAAAGAGGGTTATGTGTTGAAAGGAGTTAATAGCTGGGATTATTTTAAAAATAATTTTGTGGATTTAATTGCAAGCAGTTCTGGAACCATGAGTGTATCAGAAGCAGCTGTAGAAAGTTCAGGCCAAGGCTATGATGTAGCTTATAAAACACCCCAAACTCCTTGGTTTTATTCTCAAAAATTTGGCATAAAGGATTACAAGCTTTTTAAACTTTGGGCCCTAAGCGATGGCGAAAGTGCTAATACAGATATAAAAATAACCGTTCAAAATCTTAACAAAGCAATAAACGAAGACGTGTCTAAATATGGGTCTTTTACTCTCTCAGTTAGAAAATTTTCTGATACAGATAAAAATCCTGTTACTCTTGAATCTTTTTCTTCTTTAAACTTTGATCCTGAATCTGAAAACTATATTCTTAATAGGGTTGGAGACAGATATTTCGAATTTGATTCAAACGAAAGAAAGCTTAAAACCAAAGGAAGCTCAAATGTTTCAAAATATATTCGTGTTAGTCTTTCAAATGATTTATTGAATGGCAATGTGCCTCAAGAAGCGTTGCCTTTTGGATTTGGTAAGCCTCCTGTAATAGATAGTAATAAACTTGAACCCGGCAGAGCATTAGTAAGAAAACAATTTGTTAAGGGATATTATAATGCTAAAAAATGTTGGGGCATAAACTTTGAAGGTAGGCTAAGTGATTCTGTCTCTGGTGAAACCATCGCTCCTTATAAGCATGATAGTTCTCTTCAAAATCTTACTGAATATGTACCTGAGATGTTTAATCCCCTAACAGATGATGTCTCTTGGTTTTCATTAAATTATTTATCTGGATCGTTTGTTGCTACAAGTGATAAATTTTCTTCATCTGAATTAAGAAAGCTATCTTATGATTCTGAAGCAACAGAGACTTGGGCTACGGTAGATAATTTAGCAGGAACTTCAGCCGCAAAATTTACAATGTTTTTTTATGGTGGATTTGATGGTCTAAATCCTTTTGTAAAAAGCTGTTTCTATACATATTATACAATTGATGATGTTGACAGCATAATTTTAAATAGTTGTCTTGGATATCTAGATCAAGGTCCTGTACTTGAAACAACTACCTATGGCCTTCAAACAGTTGATTTAGTTGTGGCTGGTTCTACAGAAATTAATAGTTTTCTTTATAGTATTAGAAAAGCAGTTGATATTGTCGCTGATCCAGATTTTGTTGATATTAATTTAATAGCAATTCCTGGAATTACAAACCAATATTTGAATAATTATCTAATGACAAAATGTGAAGAAAGAGGAGATGCATTAGCAATAGTTGATATGGCAGAGCTTTATACTCCATCTTTAACTCCTGATGCAGTCATGGTTCTTGATTCAGTCGTAGATGTTAGAGACGCATTAGGCTATGATTCAAGTTATGGCGCGACATATTATCCTTATTTCAAAATATATGATCAGAAGACAAAACAATATTGTTGGGTGCCCCCTTCTCTTGCTGTATTAAGATCAATCGCACTAACTGATAAAATGGCCTTTGCATGGTTTGCACCCGCAGGTTTTATAAGAGGCGGTATACCAGAAGCTACTGAAGTTTTTACAAGATTAAATTTTGAAGAAAGAGAAGAATTATATAAGAAGGGCATAAACCCAATTGCACAATTTCCCAATGAGGGAATTGTTATTTACGGGCAAAAAACTCTTCAGTCAAAAGAAAGTTTGCTAAACCGTGTCAATGTTAGAAGATTAGTTATTAGAGCAAAAAAAGCTATTTCTGGCGCTGTTAAAGTTCTTCTTTGGGAACAAAACAACATTAAGACTTGGCAACGATTTGTAGATTTGGTACAGCCTATTTTAACTGAAATTAAAAATCAACAAGGCCTTTCTTCCTTTGTTATTAAAGCTGACTCTACTACCACTACAGCCGACTTACTCGAAAAAAATATTATGAGAGGAACAATTATTATACAACCAACTCCCGCTTTAGAAAGAATTGAGATTGGCTTTATAATTTCAAATCAAACTGCTACGTTTGAAGTTTAATGAGATATGAATAAACAAAAGCTTATAACTGAAATAGTTCGGCAGATTATTAACGAAATAGGGTTTACAATTCCTGTGGTTTTAACAACAGAAAAATCTTTATTTTCTGATGAAGAATACAAACAAATGAATATATTTGAAATTTGGACTGATGCATCAAGCAAAATAATTAACATTATGTTTAATGAATATGTATTTGATATAGTTAAAAATTACATTAATGTAATTAATTATTTAATTGACTTATTTTCTAAAGAACTAAACAAACTTAATAAGATTGTTAAAACGGAAAGAATGGGCGAAGATCATATAAAATTTTATTTTAATCGACCTTTACCTAAAGAACAAATGAAAAGGGCTTTAAAAGTTGTGAGGGAAGAAGCATCACGTGGGCCTCATAAAAGTCTTTTGAGTGATATGAAATTTCCTTGGGAAAAAGAATTTATAAAAGAATATTCGAATTTTTAAACGAATAACTATTTATAACAGTGAGGTAAAACATTATGGCGATAGAAACTTTTGATATTGATAACATCATAACAAATGAGTATGAACCTAAAAGAAAAAATAGATGGGTTCTTGAAATAGATGGAGCTGAAGCTTTCTATGTTAAAACTGCAAGTAGACCTTCTTTTACTCAAGATGAACATTTAATTGACTATATAAACCTTAGAAGAAAGTTAGCAGGAAAGGTAACTTGGGAAGATATAGAAGTGACGTGCTATGATCCAATTGCGCCCTCTACAGCACAAAAATTTATGGAGTGGGCTAGACTTCAGCATGATCATCCAAGCGGTAGACAAGGCTATAAGGCCGTCTATACAAAAAATCTTGTATTAAAAGGTTTGGGGCCTCAAGGTGAGGTTGTTGAAAAATGGGTTCTAAAAAACTCCTGGCTTAAAGGTGTAAGACTTGGAGATATTGATCATGCAACAGGAGACCCAATTGAGCTCTCAGCAACTGTTGCCTTCGATTATGCAATAAACGAATTTTAAGTTATGGTCTTTTGAACTTATTAAAGTTTAATAAACTCCTTAAAAAAAACATTAAATTATGTTATAATAAAAAAAAGAGGTAATAATTTATGAAAATTACAAAAGAAGAATTTGAAGTATTATTAAAATCAAGCAAATTAACCCCACTAATTAAAGAAACAATCAAAGATTTGCTAAAAGAAGTTTTAATTGAAGAAGGTTTAAAAATAACAATGCAAACTCTTTCTGAAGCGCTTGTTAAGAATTTGTATAACAAACCTTCTGCTTCTGTAACAGAAACAGTATTTCACGAAGTCTTTAAACCAAATTTGGCCAGAAAAAATCAAAAGGCTTCAACAGGCGATCCCTTAGAAGACGCAATTGATGACGCACTCTCAAATAATCCAACTGCCGTTCAACAGCTTCTTGAAGAAAGATCTATGACTGGTAATGAATAAAATATTAAGGTTTCTTGAAAACCAGTTAGGCAAATCAAAAAACACAAAAAGGGGCTTTAATCAACATGCTTTTAAATGTCCTTTTTGTTTGCATCATTTAGAACCCGGCGCAAAAAATTTAACTCCGCTTGAAATAAACTTCGATGATATAAAACACCCCAAGATACATTGTTGGGCCTGTAATTTTGCAGGAGGAAAAAATTGGAAAAAACTTTTTAAACAAAATATATTAATAGAGTTTTCTGCCCTTTTAAATATACCTTTATTTTTTGAAGAGCAGCAAGAGCAGAACTTAAAATCATTACTTACAAGTAAATTTCTAAATTTAATTAAAACGCCCGATTCTAAAACTATAAATTTACAAACTCTTGAATTGAGCGAAAATAATTTTCAAAAACAACTGACTCTAAATTATTTAAAACAAAGAAACATATTCAATGAAGACATTATAAGAAATAAGTTATCAATATCCCTCCAAAAACCACAATATGTTTTTTTACCATCATATGATAAGAAGGGCAAATTTAATTATTATGTAGGAAGAAACATTTTAAAAACATATTATAGAAAATTTGAAAATATGAATGATCATTCATCAAACATTGTTTTTAACGAATATCGTTTGGATTATCAAAACCCTATTTTTCTTGTTGAAGGAATGTTTGATTATATTAAATTAACAAGGCATAATCATAATGTCGGCTTTTTAATGGGTGCTAACAATCAAAAGAATGCCGTTATTAATAATATTTTATATCATAAAACGCCAGTTATATTAGCATTTGATAATGATAAAGCTGGAAAACAATCAACTAAAAGATTAAAAAAAATATTTACAGAACACGAAATAAAGTGCCAAATTTTTAAGATGTCCGATAATTATAAAGACATTGATAAAATTCCTTCTGACGAATTAAAAAAAACCATTGACTTATATTATAATTATTAATAATGAAGTTTGCTCATATATCTGATATACATTTACGCAACAATCAATACCATCAAGAATACAAGGTTGCATTAAGAAATTTATTTAAATCTCTATCAGAAAATCAAATAGACCACATTGTTATAACAGGCGACATAATCCACACAAAAACTCAAATCTCGCCTGAATTGGTTTGGATTCTTAATTGGTTTTTTGAAAAGCTAATAAAAATTGCGCCTGTAAGTATCATTCTCGGAAATCATGATTGTAACTTAAAAAATAAGCAAAGACAAAACATTATTGAAATAGTACAAAAAATAAGTAAACCTGAAAATTTAAAAATATACGATAAATTTAAAATTGTTGAGCTTGCTGATAACTATCAGCTTGTTCCAATACCTTGTAAGTTTGGACAAGATAAAATAAAAAAACACCTAAACAAACTTCAAAAATCAGAAAATAAAATATCTATTGGCCTATATCACGGTATTATAAATGATGGCAGAGGTGAAAATAATTTTGCTTTTAATTCTGCTAATTATTTAAAGCTGGAAGATTTTTGTAATTTAGATTTTTTAATGTTGGGGGACATTCATAAGCGACAAATTTTAAATAAAACTTCCGCGTTTGCAGGCTCGCTTATCCAACAAAATTTTGGAGAAGAACCAGATAAAGGTTATTTAATTTGGGATATTAAATCTAAATCAGATTTTAATATTATATTTGTTAAAATAGTTTCGTCACAAAACTTTTATAATTTATATTTAGACAACGCTTGTGAGCTAATAACCCCTACACAAACTATACGGCCGCAAAGTAAATTAAAAATTATTTCAAATATAATTCTTTCTTCTCATCAAAAAAATGTTTTAAGAAAAAAAATAAAGACTGATTATCAATGCGAAAAACTTTACTGGCAATATAATAAAATAGCGCTTAACGATCACTTTAAAAATAATGATGAGGTTGATCTTTCAAATTTAAGAAGTCTCGAAAAACAAATAAATTTAGTAAGCGTATATTGTTCAAAGTTAAACTATAACAAAGAAGACACTAAGAAAATATTACAGCTACATGAAGATATATATAATCGTTTGGACTTACAACAAAGAGATACAATAAGTGAGTGGAAACTCATTAACTTAAATTTTGAAAACTTTTTTAATTATGGCTCAAATAACTCTATAAATTTTAAAGACTTATATGGCATAATTGGCATTCTTGGAAAAAATAAAATTGGCAAGTCGTCTTTATTTAATATATTATGTTATATGCTTTATGGAAGTTCTTTAAAAAATATTTCTCGTGCTCACGAAATGATAAACAAATATCAAGACAATGATGCTTCAGGCCAAATAGAAATTGAATGTGACAATGATAACATAGAAATTAAAAGAAATTTGGGAAAGTTCAAGGCATACCGTTTTAAAGATCAAAATAGAATTTATTCAAAAAATCAGCTTGAAATAACTAAAAACGGACAACTCTTAGATGAAGATGACAAAAATAAAACAGAAGCTAAAATTAAAGAAATCTTTGGAACTTTAGAAAGTTTTTTGTATACGGCTGTTTTCTCAATAGAAAATAACAATAATTTGTTGACGATGAAGCCTTCTAAACGTTTAGAAGTTCTGTATAATTTTTTTGCTTTAGATTTTTTTGAAAAGTTTTTTGATTGGGCTAAAAAGAAAGAAGGCGATTTAGATAATGAGATAAAATTTTTGTTAAAACAAATAGCCAATAAATCAGTCGAAAATTATAAAGAACAAATAAAACAGAACGAACAAGAGTTGATAGATTTAAAATTAATAGAAGGTCAATATAGAGATTTAGTTTCAAAGTATCAAGAATTAGATTTTGGCCAATATAAAGATTATCTAAAGTTAAAGTTACAACAACAACAAACATCGCAAATTAAGTTTAAAGATGAAGACTTAAAAATAAATTATGACGCGAAAATTCAAAGTCTTGAAAAACAAATATATCTTTTAAGAAATGAAGTAAGCAGGCTAAAGAAATATAAAGATTATTTTATACCTTGTTCATTAGAATTAAAAAAACAATGTCAACTATTTAAGGAAAATATTAATCAAGAATCTTCAGAAGACTTAGAAAAAAAGATTATTAATCTAAAAAACGAAATAAAGCTTTTCAAAGAAACAAGAGAGCAAAAACAAATCTATAACAACTTTTTAAATCTTGAAACAAAATATAAAGATATAGTGT